CTATATTCGATGCGTTTGAAATACTTAACCGCATTGAAGAAGAAAAAAGTATGCTTGAAGATAAATCAGGTGATAGCAAACAAAAATCCTTTCAGGGTTTTGCAGAAGGTAGATCTAAGTAATGTACAAGCAAAGTTTATTTACTGTACTTACAGATCACGTAAAACCTCACGTGCTTAAAAGAAATAACAAAAGCAAAAAGTGGGAGTACGGTTATAACAAAGAACACGACATGGTCGTTATAAGTAAGACTGGTCAAATAGGTGATGTATATAAAATACAAAACCTTAAAATAGCATTACCACCTTTTAAAGGTAAACTAAACAAGGATAAAGACAAATGGTCTAGAGAAGAATATCCTAAAGAATTAAATAAAATAAAAAGTGTATTTGAATGGGGTAAATACCCAGAGCACTTTAAAGAAAGATGGTATGAGTATATCGATGAAGAGTTTAAACGCCGTGACGAAGGCCATTGGTTTAATAACAAAGGTATTGCCACTTATATTACTGGTACTCATTACATGTACCTGCAGTGGAGTAAGATTGATGTTGGGGCAGCAGACTTTAGGGAGTCAAACAGATTATTCTTTATATTCTGGGAAGCTTGCAAAGCAGACACAAGATGCTATGGTATGTGCTACCTCAAAAACAGACGGTCTGGCTTTAGCTTCATGGCATCAGGGGAAACTGTTAACCTTGCAACAATATCAAGCGACGCAAGATTCGGTATCTTATCAAAATCAGGGGCTGATGCTAAAAAAATGTTTACCGACAAGGTAGTACCAATATCAATTAACTACCCTTTCTTTTTTAAACCAATACAGGACGGTATGGATCGTCCTAAAACAGAGCTTGCCTACAGAGTACCAGCTTCAAAGCTAACTCGTAGAAAGCTAGATCAAGGTGAAACACCTGACGAAGTTGTAGGACTTGATACTACTATTGACTGGAAAAATACAGGCGATAACAGCTATGATGGTGAAAAACTAAAGCTGCTTGTGCACGATGAATCAGGTAAATGGGAAAGACCTGATAACATATTAAACAACTGGAGGGTTACAAAAACCACCCTTAGATTAGGTAGCAGGGTTGTAGGTAAATGTATGATGGGTTCAACGAGTAACTCTCTTGACAAAGGTGGTGAGAACTTTAAAAAACTATATTATGCATCAGATGCTACCAAAAGAAACCGCAACGGACAAACTAGCTCAGGATTATATTCTTTGTTCATACCTATGGAATGGAACTACGAAGGATTCATTGATACTTATGGACACCCTGTCTTTGATACGCCGGCAAAACCGGTTGAAGGATCAGATGGATTACAAATTGAAGTAGGTGTTATAAACCACTGGGAAAATGAAGTTGATGGTTTAAAAGGTGATCAGGATAGTTTAAACGAATACTATCGCCAGTTTCCCAGAACAGAGCAGCATGCTTTTAGAGATGAAACAAAACAATCTTTATTTAATCTAACTAAAATATACGAGCAGATAGATTACAATGAAGAATCTGATAACTCCAAACTAACGACAAGAGGTAACTTTGTTTGGCAAAGTGGTGTCAAAGATACTGTTGTTAATTTCATGCCAAATAAAAATGGTAGGTTCCTAGTTTCTTGGGTTCCACCTGCGGAATTACAAAATCGTGTAATAATAAAAAATGGAGTTAAATATCCAGGTAACGAACATTGTGGTGCGTTTGGGTGTGACTCATACGATATATCAGGTACGGTAGATAACAGAGGATCTAACGGAGCTCTTCACGGGCTTACAAAATTCTCTATGGAAAACGTACCGGCTAATATGTTTTTCTTAGAATATATATCAAGACCTCCAACGGCTGAGATATTCTTTGAAGATGTGCTTATGGCTTTGCATTTTTATGGTATGCCAATATTAGCAGAAAATAATAAACCTAGACTTTTATATTATTTAAAACGTAGAGGTTACAGAGCTTTCTCAATGAACAGACCAGATAAATTAAAACTGTCTGTAGCAGAAAGAGAGATAGGTGGAATACCTAACTCATCAGAAGATATTAAGCAAGCTCACGCTGCTGCTATAGAATCTTATATAGAAGATTATGTTGGGCTTAAAGAAACTATGTATGGTAATATGTATTTTCAAGAAACGTTAGAAGACTGGGCTAAGTTTAATATAAATAATAGAACTAAGCATGATGCTTCTATTAGTTCAGGCCTTGCTATTATGGCGTGTAATAAAAATAGGTATACGCCTATGAACGTAGTTAAAAAAAATGTTGTTCCTTTGGGCTTCAAGAAGTTTGATAACCAAGGTAGTATTTCAAAAATAATAAAATAGATGATTTATACTAATTCTAGTAGCACTTTTCCAAGTCAGGTAGTACCAGACGCAGAGAAAAAGACTTATGAATATGGTTTAGCCGTAGCCACAGCTGTAGAAGGTGAGTGGTTTAGAGGAGACAGAGGAACTGGAAACGGTGGAAGATTTGGAAACAACTGGTCTAGATTTAATGATCTAAGACTTTATGCTCGCGGAGAGCAAAGTGTAGCTAAATACAAAGATGAATTATCTATAAATGGTGATTTGTCTTATCTTAATTTAGACTGGAAACCAGTAGCTGTATTATCTAAATTTGTAGATATAGTAGTTAATGGCATGACTGATAAAGGTTATGAAATAAAATCATTTGCATCAGATCCCTATGCTTTAAAAGAAAGAACCGATTACACTGCGAACATACTTAGAGACATGAACGCAAAACCTCTTTTAGAATCTATACAACAAAATTTAGGAGCTGATTTATCTTATACGTCAGATCCAACAAATCTTCCTGAGAGTAAAGAAGAACTAGATTTATATATTCAATTAAACTACAAGCAAGCTATTGAGATAGCAGAAGAAGAAGCAATATCTAATGTTTTTGATTATAATAAATATGAAGAAACAAAAAAACGTTTAGCTTACGACTTAGCGGTTATAGGTATATCAGCTGTTAAAACTAATTTTAATTTAGCTAATGGTATTACCGTTGACTATGTAGACCCAGCTAATTTAGTTTATTCTTATACTGATGATCCTAATTTTGAAGATATATATTACGTAGGTGAAGTTAAAAGTTTATCTCTTGAAGAAATTAAAAAACAATTTCCTAATTTAACGCAATCAGATTTAGAAGAAATACAAAAATATTCAGGTAATAATAATTATAGAAATAATTTTTATAATTATGATTACGATACTAATTTGATACAGGTATTATACTTTGAATACAAAACTTATTCTAATCAAGTATTTAAAATAAAAGAAACTGATCAAGGTCTTGAAAAAGCTCTTGAAAAGCCCGATACTTTTGACCCGCCTGAAAGTGATAACTTTAATAGAGTGCATAGAGCTATAGAAGTTTTATATAGTGGTGCTAAAATACTAGGTCAAGAAAAAATGCTTAAATGGGAATTGGCAGAAAATATGACAAGGCCATATAGCAACCAGACTAAAGTTCAAATGAATTATGCTATATCTGCTCCTCGTATGTACAAGGGTAGAATAGAAAGTGTTGTAAGCAAGTGCATTGGCTTTGCTGATATGATACAGCTTACCCACCTTAAAATACAACAAGTACTATCACGTATGGTACCAGACGGTGTGTATGTAGATGTAGATGGGTTAGCAGAAGTTGATCTTGGCAATGGTACTAATTATAATCCCGCTGAAGCTTTAAACATGTACTTCCAAACTGGTAGTATAGTTGGTAGAAGCTTAACGCAGGATGGCGATCCTAACAGAGGTAAAGTACCAATTCAAGAGCTACAAACATCTTCTGGTATGGCTAAAATACAGGCATTGATACAAACGTATCAGTATTACTTGCAAATGATTAGAGATGTAACCGGATTAAATGAGGCTAGAGATGGTAGTCAACCAGCTAAAGATTCGCTAGTTGGTTTACAAAAATTAGCAGCCGCGGCTTCTAATACAGCTACTAAGCATATATTACAATCTTTAATGTACTTAACAGTTCGTTCAGCTGAGAATATAAGTTTAAGAGTAGCAGATTCTTTAAGTTTTCCACTTTTAAAAGAAGCTTTGTTAAATTCTATAAATTCATTTAACGTAGCAACGCTTACAGAGGTTGGTAAATTAAACATGCATGAATTTGGTATATTTTTAGAACTTGAACCTGAAGAAGAAGAAAAGCAAATGCTTGAAAAAAATATACAAATAGCTTTACAAGCAGGGCAAATTGGTTTAGAAGATGCTATTGATATTAGGCAGATAAGTAATATAAAACTTGCTAATCAATATCTTAAACTAAGTCAAAAGAAAAAAAGACAAAGAGAGCAAGAGGCACAACAAGCAAATATACAAGCACAAGCGCAAGCTAATGCTCAATCTGCTGAGCAAGCAGCTATGGCTGAAGTTCAAAAACAACAAGCGCTTACACAAGAAAAAGTTAGTATTGAACAAGCTAAATCACAGTTTGAAATACAACGCATGCAGACAGAGGCTCAAATAAAAAGAGAGTTAATGGCTGAAGAATTTAATTACAATATACAGTTAGCAAGAGCTAGAGCTGATGTTGAAAAAACTAAAGAAAGCGAAATAGAAAATCGTAAAGACGAACGTGCTAGAATTATAGGTACACAGCAATCAGAAATGATATCACAACGTCAAAACGATGAATTACCTAAAAACTTTGAGTCATCTGGATTTGACTCACTAGGAGGATTTGGACTTGAACAGTTTGAACCTCGTTGAAAATAAAATCCTTTAATTTTATACTATTATATTATGTCAGAACAAGTAAAACAAGAAGGAGAGTTTAAATTAAAAACCCCTTCAAAGCCTAAAAATTTAGGTGATAACACAAGTGAGCCTATTAAGGTTAACATGAAAGAACCTTTAGTAGAAGTAGAATCAAACATTACTAAAGTAGTGGTACCAAAAGAAGAAGAAGATGCCGTTCAAACACAAGAGACAAATGATAGCAATGCTATTATCGAAGAGCCCCAAGACAGTGGCAACAGCGAAGAAGTGGTTGAAGAAGTACGGGCCTCCAACGAAGAAATAGATTCTCCTTTATCTGTTATTGAAGATACTGAAGAAGAAGAAAATAAAATAACTAAAGAAGTAGAGCAAGCTGTACAAGAGCAGAGGGTTCTACCTGAAAATATTGAAAAGCTAGTTTCTTTCATGGAAGAGACTGGTGGTACTGTGCAAGACTACGTTAGGCTTAATGCAGACTACACCAACGTTGATAACCAAGCTTTAATACGAGAGTATTATAAACAAACAAAACCACATTTAGATTCTGAAGATGTAAGTCTTTTATTAGAAGACTTTGATTATGATGAAGATATGGACGAACCAAAAGATATACGCAAAAAGAAAATTGCGTTTAAAGAGGAGGCTGCAAAAGCTAAAGACTTTCTTGAAGGCTTAAAGAGTAAATACTACGACGAGATCAAGTTGAGACCGGGCGTAACTCAAGACCAACAAAAAGCTACAGACTTTTTCAACCGATACAACGAAGAGCAAGATGCGAATCAAGCTAAGCACGAAGTTTTTAAACAAAAAACTAAACAATTACTTAACGAAGATTTCAAAGGTTTTGATTTTAATGTTAGTGATAAGAAGTTTAGGTATGGTGTTAAAAACCCGTCACAGGTAGGAGAGCAACAATCTGATATTTCAAATTTTATTAAGACGTTCTTAAATGACAAAGGAGAAATACAAGATGCTAAAGGCTACCACAAAGCTTTGTACGCAGCACGAAATGCTGATACTATAGCACAACATTTTTACGAGCAAGGCAAGGCCGACGCTGTTAAAGATGTTATGGCTAAATCTAAAAATATAAGTAACGAACCTAGGCAAACAGCCACTGGCGATGTATTTATAGGAGGATTAAAAGTAAAAGCAGTTAGTGGTCTTGATTCTTCAAAATTAAAAATCAAAACTAAAAAATTTAACTAACTAAATAAATAAATTATGGCTTTAACTCCACAATTTGGTTCTTTGGTGCCAACTCAAACTCAACAGTTGTTGGCTTCAAACTACCTACAATTTAACACAGGTCAAGGTGCTGATTTCGCTCAGCAATATTTACCTGAGATTTATGAACAAGAAGTAGAGCGTTACGGAAACCGTACACTATCTGGATTCTTACGCATGGTTGGCGCGGAAATGCCAATGACATCTGATCAAGTAATTTGGTCTGAACAAAACCGTTTACACATCTCCTATGATAGTTGTACGCTACCTGGTGCTGGGCTTATTCAAGTTGTAGCTGCTGTAGCTGGTGGTGCAACTCAAGTTAATCAAAATGTTATTTCTATAAACGATACAGTTGTAATTTTAGATACTGTTACTGGCGCTGAGCAAAAGGGTATTGTTACCGATTCTTTAACAGCTATAGCTGGTGGTCGTAACGGTACTATTGCTGTTACTAACTGGGACGGAACAGTTGGTGGTGCTGGACTTACTAATGGTAGCATCAAGGTATTTGTATACGGTTCTGCTTATGCAAAAGGCACTAGCATGGTTAATGGTGGTACTGTTGCTGCTGGAACTCAACCTAGAGTTTCTGCTGAGCCTCAACTAACCCAATATTCTAATTCTCCAATCATTATCCGAAGCCAATATACTGTTTCTGGTTCTGATATGGCACAAATTGGATGGGTTGAAGTTGCTACTGAAGACGGTACTTCTGGATATCTATGGTATCTAAAAGCTGAGTCTGAAACTCGTTTACGTTTTGAAGACTACTTAGAAATGTCTTTGATTGAAGGTGAGTACAGCCAAATTGGCGCTGGCCTTGGTGTTGGTTCAGGTCTTGTTCCTGGTACTGAAGGTTTATTCGCTGCTATCCAATCACGTGGTAACGTAGAAGTAGGTTTTACTGCTGCTAACGGACTAGACGAATTTGATGCAATTCTTAAAAA